GAATCACCCATTAAACTCTCAAACGCTGAAGCGGCTTGGTTTACATTTAGGCTTTCACTCCCTTGTGGGTTGGTGTTTTCCATTTGTCATCTCAAAAATCGTCAGAATCCGTCTGAACTGCGGTGTTGCTTTTACGCAACAGAATCTACAAAATCTTCCACTTCTTATCTCTAATCGCAGTTTCCGAGGCCATGCCTTCTAGGTGTCCTGTGATTAACTCAAGTGTCCTGATGTGTCTATAGGCATCTTCACGCCTATCTATTTCACTACTATTCGTGTTAATTATCACACTAATCTGTTCTTTTTTCAAGTTATCTATGACTTCTTTGAAAAAGTCATCATTCAGTAAGTTCTTAGCCCACTGTGCTTTAAGGTGCTTGTCCATACTGACTTTGTATTCCTGCAATTACATCGTTGATTGATACATTCTGTGTAGGTATTGAAGCCTTAGAGCCACCCAAGATTCTTGTTAGTTCCTCAAAACTCATGTTAGATGGGTTTGTGGATACGGCAGGGTTTGCCATTGGTACTGGTTGATTGTAGGTAGGGTTAAGTAGCTTCTCCCATTGCGTACCCTGCAACATTTGTGGATTGCCAAAGTCGATAGGTGCTAATGGTGTGAACTCCGCTACCGATGTAGGAGGGGGGCTTGCCCAATCAGCAGGGATAGGAACAATGTCAAACTTGCCACCGAAAGTATCAGCAGCCAAACTAGCCGCACCAGCACCACCAGCCGCAAGTGCCGCTAAACGCAAAGCATCGGATGCGCTTAATGGAAACTTAGCGGCAGTGGCAGCAGCATCACCAATAGTACCTGTGCTTGGATAAACATCCATGCCAGCGTCTAAAGCAGATAGACCCTCTGCGCCTATATTGCCTGTACTTGGATAAGCACCCATGCCAGCATCTAAACCTGACAAGGCCGTACCACCCACCGCCTCACTTATACCCAATGTAGGATAGACACCCATGCCAGCATCTAAGGCTGATAATGCTTCTGCACCTCCTAATAATCCTGCACCCGCACCAGCAGTACCAGCCGCAGCAGCAAACTCTGCGGCTGAAAGACCTGCGGCTGCGGCTTCTGCGGCTGTTAATCCAAGCCCTGCGGCTTCTGCGGCAGTAAGACCTGCGGCTACACCACCTCCAGCACCAACAAGACCACCAATGGCAGGAATACCAATAGCAAGAGCACCTATAGCCAATAGAGCTGCAGGATTTTCTACAATATCCTCAACAGTATTAACTATTGGCTGGATGATTTCATCATCAATCTTTCTGCCAATTTTTCGAATGAATCCCATTAGAACCTCACTTGAGAGACATATCTCCCGTCATTGTCTTCAGTTATTGAAACATCAAATTCATTTTTAACAGAGTTAATTAAATTACTGATCTTTGGATTGTCATAAGTAGTTGTAGCCATTTTCATTCCAGCTTTATCCAACATCCTCCAAAACTTTTTATGAAAATCAAGTAAATTTTGTGATGAATCTGCATTAAAACTGTGATGCTCAATTACGCCTTCAGCAATTGGTCTGTAAACAATGATTGCATCACCTTGGCGAACAACCTGCCCACCTTGTTTAATTTCATCATTAAAGACAGCAAATATCTCACCAACATTTGTGCCTGTTGGATAATGCCGTTTTACATCTTCACGAATAATATCTTGAATACTTAAAGTCATCCCTTGATCTCCACGTTAGAGGTAATACCAGCACCTACCTTCATTGCTTTCAATTGAGCCTCAACCTCAAACTCCTGTTGCTTCATAGCAAAGTAAGCCTGTTGTTTCTCACGCTCTAATTGCAACTTAGCCGCTTCTTTCTCACGCAACAATTGCATCTCAAGACCAGCCTTTTGTTGAGCCATCTCCATGTCAATCTGCATTTGCTGTTGTTGCAATTGCATATCAGACTGAGCCTTCTGTTGGTTAGCCTGAATCTCAGCTTGCGTTCTAGCCATCAAAGCCTGAACTTCTGGAGGCATTGGAGGCTCTTGTGGAGGAGGAGGATTAGACAACTGCTGATCTTGCTCTGGAGAAATCGCTTTGTAGAACTCAGCACTATCTTTAAACCCTGCCAACTCAACCATCCGACCCAAGGTAGAACGATACTGTGCAGGTGTGACATAAGGATTAGCAGGGCCGTACTGCATAATCAATTGCTCTTGTTTAGCAAGAACCATCGACAACATAGCCATTTGCTCTTGACGATTGCCTGAACCCAATCCCACGTTAATTGCTACATCGTACTGGTTAGCCCATGTGCGAGGGTCAAACTCTACGAACTGTCCACGCATACGCACCAAACGAGGCTTGTCTTGGTACTTACACAGCAGATGCAGGATGCCCTTGAACAGAGACTTAACACCTGTCTCAGCAAAGATTCGAGCCATCAGTTCAATCTTACCTGCGCCAGCTTGTTGCATAGAAGCAACAGCCGCAGCAGTCACATTCTGCAAGATAGATGGGTCTAAGCCCTGTGAAGCATCCGATACGCCTGTACGCTTAGACTGCATAGTGTCCAAGTACTGAAGCATCGGGAAAGCAGATGTAGCTACGTTCTGAACACTCAATTGCTGAACAGCACCAATAGCCTTGGCACGAATAACACCACCTGCGGTAGATGTAAGCAAGTCGTCAAGGTTTACCTGACCTTCAACAGCTACAACTCGTGCATTGTTTGTCAGGTACAGGTTATCAAGAATCTGTCGAGTAATCGTAGTCTTGATTAGCTGAATGTCTGTCGTTCTGTCGGCTAGTGAGTTACCAAAGAACTTGTGCGGAATTGGTATTGGGCAGATTGAGTGGAAAGGAACATAGTCAACTTCCTCGACCATTTCCTTACCTTTTTCATCCTCAAGAATCTCGTTAGATGCGTAGAACACCTGAACCAATGAGGCAATACCTTTACCATTTACATCGGTCTTAACATAGCACTCAAAGACCTCAATCTCTTGCATCGAGGGGTCATCGGTCTGTACTTGGTAGGGTTGCTCACCTGCGGAGAACCTCGCCACACGCTCTGGTGTGTATGCAAGTGCATCACCCATCTGCAAGCCTTCGACCTGCTTCTTGTTAAAGCCCATAGCCACCAATGTGCTACGAGTCAACATCTGCCTGTGGGCTACGAATGGGCTATCAGCAATCGTTCTAGCCTTCTTGCTTATCAAGAACTCCTCTGGGGGCACGTTCTCGATGCGAACTCTACCCACCATCTTCTTCTGCTGCACCACAACATTGTGAACAGAGTTAATGAGTGGCTGACCCATCTGGTCTAGCGCAGGTTGACCCATCTGGTCAAACATAGGGAAGTCTTCTGTGTCTTGCTCGACAATCTCCATTGTGTCGTCAGACATGAGCATAGCCAACTCATCGTTAGACAAGTTGAAGTAACGCTCTTTAGTGATGTTTTCTTTGTCTTCCCAATAGGCTTTAACGATGCCGTTCTTTTGCAAGAGAGCATCCTTAAACCAATCATGGAGAACGGCTACGCCTTCGTTGTCCCTGTTAAATACCCAGTTACAGTAGTCGGTAGCTTGCTTAGCAGAGGCTTCATCTTGTGGGCCTTGTGGCTCAAAAACAACAATCTGATCTGAGCCTGTAAAGATGCGAACTAAGCTAGGTAATGCGCCATCAATGGCTTCTGCTACTTCGCCAGTAACGATCTGAGACTTTCCCTCAACTTCGTTACCATAGGGTTGTCTAAGATACGCCTCCAAAGCCTGTTTGCGCTGCTCGACAGTTTCGCTTTCAATGAATCCAATTGAATCATCAATTTCTGCCTGTAGTATCGACTTCAAGTCGTTCGTTTCCATGTGCATCCTTTGGAGGGCGACCAAGTTTCGGTCTTGGTGAGGATTGTAACTCTTTTACCACATTTTCCAACATTTGAAGACGCATTTCAAGTTCTTTTACTTTTGGGGCTAGATTAGCACCCTGCATTTGTACATACATTACACAATCCATTTCGGTAGTTTGTTAATCGGCTTAGACCACGTTGAATGACCTTCATCCAATCCAAGGGCTAAGTAGCGGAATGAGTCCGACCCATGACTAGACCAATCATGCAAGGGACGCTCATAGAAAATCTTACGCTTTTCATCGTATTCCCTGCGGTAGTTTCTCAGGCAGTTCAGTCCTGTTTCTACCTTTGGCATATTAAACCAGCACCTTGTTAGCATACGCCTCACCGCTTGGATGCCATCGTCTAGGCTTAATCTTGGGGCTATCTTGATCTGTAACCCTGCCTCCTCAAGCATTTCCATACGGCTCTTGCCTGTGCCCATCTCTCTTACTCTAACATCATGGGGCAGAATATGCTCTGCTTTTGTGTAGTCGTTATCCCTAATCCACTTCACATAGTGGTCTAAGCCAACTCCGTAATTCTCGTAGTAGTCGATCAATCTGATCTCTGAGCCTACCAATTGAGCCACCCAGATACTCGTAGAGTCGCTCATTCCCAAGTCCCAAGCGGTAAAGGTGCGGCTTAGTTCCTCGTAAGGAATATCCTGCATGTGCTTCTTTTCTT